TCAAAAGGTTAAAATTTCTTTTCAAATATTGTCGTTTTCTAGGACTTGAAGCCCTAGAAGATATTCCTGAATGTCCATCCGGTACTTTGGGGAGTCGTTTTCTTACTCTTAAGGGTAAGAAAATGAATCTCCAAGTTCTAACATTCTTTCGAGGTCTTCTCTTCGAATTAGTTCCTAATTCATTGAGAAAATACCGAAGAGATTCTTCCTCATGGGAGAGAATCATCTTCGTAAACCGATCTCTATTAGTCTTCTCTCAAGGAAGCAGAGGGTTACCCACTGCGTCTTTGAAAATTCGCATGGAGTCACTACGTGAACACCATGAGAACTTGAGTAAGAAAAATAGCGATATACCAGCTTATTCATTGATTAATATCAAAGAATTTGGATATGTATTTTCATCTGTTCTGATAGAGCAGTTGACATACGAAAGGCCAGTATCTCCGTCGGAGATACATATACCTGTATCCAACTCTGCAGCTATCGATTATCCACTACAACGTGGTGGTATTCGAGCGGCAGTTCAAGAGGCTTTTGGCCTCTTAAAAAAGAAGCATGGTATTTCGGTAGGTACCTCGGTTGACGGCAAACCATCTTCATCTATGATGAAGTTAGTTACTGTCGGCTCGACTATGATTATCGTCGAGGGCAAAGCCCCCGTCTTTAAATATGGTCAAGGAAAGAATCCATATTTACCTAGTTGGCAAGATTGGAACACCTCAATAGTCCATAGGATATTGAAGGACCATATGTTGGGACAAAGTCTCGACATTGCCACTGAGTATAGGGATGGAGTTAGATCAGATTCTATGATTTTCGAAGAAAAACTTGGAATTTCCGGACCTTACTACTTTGTTCCACAAGTTACTTGTAGAGCACGTGTGGTAAGTGTTGAAGAACAAGGATACAAATCACGGATATTGTCCGTGATGTCAGCTGACGTAGTTTATGCCGGACATCTATGGAGGACTCTACTGAAAAGTATTTTCAGAAGAATTCCTTACATATCAGTCTTTAATAAACAACATTGGAAGCCACTCGATGAGTTGCGACACAATGTTCCGCTAAAAAATGCATTTCAGAAAGGGCGTCTTTTAATCTACTCTGTAGATCAAAAGTGCGCCACGGATTTAATTCCGCGTGATCTTCTTGAAGGAATATGTTCCGGATTTGCTAAGCATTTCCAGTTATATTACCCTCAATTTTGGGAGACGGAACAGAGAATGCGACTAAGTTGCATGCTCATGAATCCTCGCTCAAAACTTATTTACCCCTCAGGTGTAAATCTGGAAGATATGGATCAAACACAAGGTACCCTAATGGGGCACCCGATGTCTTGGCTCCTACTTAACGCGTCGC